CTTTTGGTATTAATCAATTAGCGAGTGCCATAACAGTTAGAGGTTTTAATTCAGCAGTTGCGGTAGGTGATAGTGTATTTTGGATGGGATATGATAGATTTTATGTTTATGATGGTCGTGTTCAAGTAATTCCTTGTTCTGTAAGAGATCATGTGTTTAAAGATTTTAATGAAACACAATCTGATAAAGTTTATGCAGGTATAAATTCAGCTTTTGGTGAAGTGTTTTGGTTTTATCCATCTGAAACTAATTCTGGTGCTAATGGTGGTACAGATGAAAATGACAGATATGTAGTGTACAACTACGATCAAAAAATATGGTATGTAGGTAATCTTGCAAGATCATCTTGGGTAGATAGAGGTGTTTATCAATATCCTATGGCTACAGATTCTAATCTTGTATACAACCATGAAAAAGGCAATGATAATGATGGCACTGCATTTACATCATTTATTGAGTCAAGTCCGATTGACATACAAGATGGAGATCAATTTGTGTTTTTAAGAAGAATGATACCAGATGTTAGTTTCGATAATAGTGATACTGGAATTAGCAATGACAACAAACAAGCGATATTCTCATTGAAAGCACAAAGAAGTCCCGCAGGTGGATTTATCAAAACATCCACAAATACTGTAACTTCTTCTACACAATTAAATCATCTAAGATTGCGTGGAAGATCTTTTGGATTAAGAGTCGAGAGTACAACGCAAGGTGTTAATTGGAGATTAGGAACAAATAGGGTTGATATAAGAGCGGATGGTGACAGATGAGTAGACAATTAGTACCACCAAATTTTTCTTTGCCACCAGATGAATATGATGTGCAGTATTTTAACGAAATGGTTAGAAGTTTGAGTCAACTTGTAACACAATTGCAAAATCCTGGAGAGCTAAGAGGTACTAAGATTACTTTGACGGATTTGCCTACAAGTGATACAGATTTAGAGGTAGGTGCTTTATTTAACGATAATGGGACTATAAAAGTTAAGACATAGACGAATAAATAAAATTGAGGTAAGATAATTACATGAGTTTAGGTGATTTATTAAAAAACTTAGCTCCGATAGCTATAAGTGCATTTGCTGGACCTGCAGTAGGTCAAGGCATTGGTCAATTATTTGGAACCTCTGCAATGAATCCTTTTATTTCAAGAGCACTAACTGGTGCGGTCACATCAAAGCTAATGGGTGGTAAAAGTAAAGATGCTGTTAGAAACGCTCTACTTGCTGGTGTTGGCGGCATGGCTTTTGATAATTTTACTGGACAAGAAAATATTGCGTCAGACGTTGCAAATACACAAAACGTAAGAAGATCACTTGATCAAGGAATATCTCGTAATCAAGCAATTGATGAAGTGGCAAAAAATGCATCACTGCCAACCGAACAAGCAACAAAAAAAATAGCAGAGGCTTTTAAACCCAAAACATTTAGTGGTGAGTTGTTACAAGCTGCTGGAGTGGGCGAAGATAATTTGTTGGCTCGTCTTCTAAATACAAGAATGGGCGAGGGTTTGACTGCAGGATTACTTGCACAATTACTTGCTGGAGATGATGAGGAAGATACAAGAAGAGAGTTTGAAAGAAGACCATTTGGACAAGGAGGGCCAGGAGGTCAACTTGGTGGTATTAGGTTTGCCGCGGATGGAGGTCCTAGTGATCCTATGAGTTTTCCTAGAAGAAATGGTGGAATAGACCCATCAGAGGGTTCTGGAACAAAAGATGATGTTCCAGCTATGTTAATGGCTGGAGAATTTGTCTTAACTAAGGATGCCGTAAAAGGTTTAGGTGATGGCAATCAACGTAGAGGAATACAAAGAGCCTATAATATGATGGATAACTTGGAGGCTAGAGCATAATGGCAGTGCAAACAGTTGAAAATATACAAAGATTACCACCATTTTTAGAGGGTTTGCAAAAACGTCTCTTACAAACTGGTTTTGGAACTTTTGATGGAGCAACACAAACTGCTCCGGGATTATTAGATAGACCTTTAGGATTGCCTGGATTTCAAATTGCAGGAGCAGATCCTTTACAAGATAAAGCCACGCAACTTGGCGAACAGATGGTTGGAGCTTATCAACCTTTTTTAAGAGGTGCGGCAGATCAATCACTAGCAGCACAACAAGCTTTAACTAGTGGTTTAGGTTTTTTACAACCTGAATCAATTAAAAGATTTCAAGATCCATTTCAAGAGCAAGTTATTGATGTGGCAATGCGTCAACTTAACAGACAAGCCGACATGAGAAGAGCAGGAGCAGATGCCGCCGCGGTGAGATCTGGTGCTTTTGGTGGATCAAGAGAGGGTGTGCAGAGAGCAGAAACAGAGAGAGGTTTGCAACAAGTTAAAGGTGACACTTTGTCAAGACTGTTATCACAAGGCTTTGGACAGGCTCTCAAAGCGTCACAAGATGCAGGAAGATTGTCTGGTGGTATTGGTCAAGCATTTGGAACATTAGCAGGCACAACAAGTGATTTAGGGCGTTTACAACAAGCTTTAGGTCAAGCAGATGTATCACAATTATCACAGTTGGGTGCTTTAAGGCAAAGACAACAACAAGCAGGACTTGATGCACAAAGAGCTAACTTAATGCAACAAGCACAAGAGCCTTTTACAAGATTGCAAATTGGTCAAAATTTATTACAAGGTATGCCAAGTGCAAGTATTCCATCTACATTTCAACAAGCTACAACGCCAGGTGCAAATCCATTTTTACAAGGTGTAGGTGCATATACAACATTATCACAAATAGCACCATTTGGTGGTGCTACAGCTACAAGAGGCTAAGATGGCACCAAAACAAGGCTTAAATCTTGGAGATACAGACACTTTACTAACAAGTTTAGGATTACCGACTCAACCTAAAACATTTGCAGAATTGTCTAAAGTGTATGGACAAGGTATTCTAGGTAAAGGACCTTTAAAAGATAAATTTATACCACCTGTTGGAAGATTTAAAACTGTTCCCGGACAATCTAGGGGTATGGGAATTTTAAAAGATTTAGGAAATGTAGGTTTAAGTGGTGTTGATTTGTTAAATCAAGCTATTGGTGGTATTAGTGCTGTTACAAATCCAGCAGGTAATATTATTGGTGATTACTTATCTCAAGTTGATCCAGAAGCATTTAAAATGCAGACCGAGGGAATTGGTGCTGGTCCTGAGTTATTTCTTCCCGGACAAGATCAAGAATTAAAAGGTAATATTGGTGCAAAGTCAATGGCAGAAGTTCCGGGTATGGACATTTTTACACAACAAGGACAAGATCGTTTGACATCTGAAACATCAGAGGCAATTAAAGATTTAATAGGTAAAAGTGTTGGTGATGTAGGTGCCTTTGATCCACAAGGTGAGGTTGATCAAGCAACTGTAGATAAAATAAAAGAACAACAACAAGCAGAAACAGACAAAAAAGATATTGCTCCAGACCCTTTCTTTGATGGCGATGAGGGCGATGGAACTGGAGAAGATACAACAACCGAAGTTGAAGGTGCAGATACTGCGGCTAAAAAAGCAACTGTTAAAGCCTTAGACTCATTTCTAGCAGAGGCAAAACCGGGAATAAGTCCTAAAACATTTGATGAATACATTAACGAGTTTGGAGAAGCTACTGGATTAGATGTATCTGGTGAGGCAGATACAAAACAAGCACTCATGTCTTTTGGATTAGCACTTATGCAAAATAGAGCGGGTAAAGGCTTTGATATTAGCAAGATACTTACATCTGTTGGTGAGGCAGGCGAGGCTGCAATGCCAGACTTTAGAAAAGCAGTGACAGAGGCAAAAGCAATTAGAGCTAAAGCGGGTGCTTATGCTTTAAGTAAACGTGATGAAGATAAAAAACTTGCTATGAATAAAAAAGCTTACTTTGTTATACCAAAGGGAGATGGCACTGCTAATACAATTACTAGTATGATAGCAGGTGGTAAAGGCAGATTGACTAGATTAAACAGTTATGAACTTAACAGTTTAGACAACAACGCAGATTTTAGTAAGCAATTTGAAATTGTAGACGCAGATTTTTATAAAGATTATGCAAAAGCTGCCATTAATGCAGCAGGTAAAAAGAAGTTTTACCAAAGCAAAGCCGTAGATGTGCCTTTGTTTGCTGAAGCACCAAAGGGCTTAAGTTTTAAAGCACAACTAATAGATGGTAATGTTGCACCTGCTGGCACTGCACCATTATTTATTGATAGTAGCAAAAGAGTTGTTGGCATGATCCAAAATATGGAAAGAAAAGTTGATTATAATGCTAAACAATTTGAAGAGTTAGCAAACTTATTAAATGAAACAGATGTAGATATATTAGATCAAAGTAGATCTGCTATTAAACAGACATTAAGAAATTTTGGATTAAACATCGGTGATACAGATCCCGTTAAGAAAATTAAAACAATTATGCAAAGATTACAAGCAACCAACGCGGCAGAAATTTTACAAGAATCTGGAAAGACATTATCAGACGCAGATAGAAAATTTGTTAGAGAAATTGTTGGTGATGTTAATTTCTTAGAAGGTGATGAGGCTGTGCTTAGAGGTAAGTTAAGCAACTTGTTTAATGTTATTGTTAAGAGAGGTAGAGAGAATATTAAAGACGCTTATGACACTTTAGGAGCTCATGGTGTTAATATCGATAGAACTAACATTACTGCACAAGGAACCACTATGGTCAAAGGTGAAGATAATGTATTTAGATTTAAAGTACAAGGCACAACATAATGGCAATTATTAATGTTGAGACACCTCAAGGAATAGTCAAAGTTGAGATTGCTGGAGATACTCCTACAGAACAAGAAACAAATGCAATTCGTTCTCAATTTTTTGCAACACCAGATAAAACCGAACAAACTTTTGAGGATTTGTTAGCACAATCAGCCAAAAAAACTCCTCAAGGTCAACCAATACAAGCGAATTTTGACACAAAATCTGGCATACAAGATGCAGGATTAAGAGCCTTACTGTCTAGTGCAGAAAACAATGCAGAAGAAGAGAATATTCTTGCCACACAAGGTTTTAGTAGAGAAGATTACACAAGAGATAATAGAGGTAGATTAGCATTAACGCCTAGTGGTGCTAGAAAAGTTGGTGTTGAGACAGATAAAAATGTCCTTATTGATGAAGAAGGTTTTAGCAGAAACGATCTATCTGATTTAGCAGGCATTATACCAGAACTTGGATTTGGTATTACTGGTGCAATTAAAGGTGCTGCAGTTGGATCAACAATAGCTCCTGGCATTGGAACATTGCTTGGTGGAGCAATTGGTGCATTTATCGGTGGTGGTGGTGGCTCTCTTGTAGAAGAAGCTATCGAGGGCATTGCTGGTGTTTCCGAACAAACTGCTGGAGAAATTGCAACAGATGCATTGGTTGAGGGTGGTATAGCTGCAGGTGGCGAACTCTTGTTCGGCATACCTTTATTAGCTTACCGAGCTATAGCTCCATCTGGTAAAAAATTTATACAAGAGGCAAGTAAAGAAGATTTAAGGATTACTGCCGAGGGTATTAAAAGAGGTTTAGAGCCTACTATTGCACAAATAAAAGGTAGACCTATTGCAGCCAAGTTCCAACAATTACAAGAAAGTGTATTAGGTGGATCACCAAGAACACAAAAAATAGCGGAAGCTATGGAAAAAGAGATAGGTGAACTAAACAAGCTTATAAGTCAAGGTGTGACAGAAGGTAGTGAAAAATCAGCTGGTGAGTTGTTTATTGAGTTTGAAAAAAAGTTTGGTAAAGAATTAGCTAAAAAACAAACACAAGCTTATGGATCAATTATGAGTGCTCTAAAACAGTCTGCCGATAATTTAGCAGGTGGTTTAGAGCGTAATCAACTTATAGATGATAATGTTTTTAACTTTGTGCAACAATCTGCAAAGAACTTTGAAAATACTATGTCACAACAATGGGCTACTATAAATGAGGTCATTGAGACATCTATTGGTGATGCTAGAATTATACCTACTACCTTAGTTAAAGAAGTTGCAGATGTGGCAGAGAAAAAATTTGCAAAAGCAGGAACTGGCAGACTGTCTACTGAAGAAGGAACAGTAGGTCTAAATCTAGTAGAAGAATTAAGAGCGTTAGGTGACAAAGCATCTTTTACAGACGCATACCAATTAAGAAGAAAACTTTGGGATCTTAAAAATGCACCAAAGACAGAGGCGGAATTAACACAAAAAGCTATTATTGATGGATCTAAAAATTTATCTGATGCGTGGGATAGTGCAATCAAAACAGTTGACAACTTACTTATGGATACAAATATTACCGCTTTGACAGATGATATTACTAAACAACTAGGTTCAGAGGCGTTTAATAAGATTAAAGTTGCATCTAAGTTATTACCAACAGCAAGAAAACAATTTAGAGAGGGTACAAAATTATATGATGATATATCCACAACTTTAGGATCAAAAGATTTAGTATCTCAAATGAGAAGTGGAGCTTTTGACATCACAAGACCTGGAGCTTTGTCTGGATTAACTCAAAAAGTTATTGGTAAGGGTGGCACACCTACTGGTCTAAAGAGATTAAAAAAAGCGTTAGATGACACGCAATATAATCAAATAAAAGGTCAGATGGGTAGAGATTGGTTGCAAAGTGCCTTAACCAAAACTGGCTTCGCATCAATCAAGCCAACAAATTTTAAACCAAATGAATTTATAAAGTCATTAGATGATTTAGGTGAAACTGGCGTAGAGTTATATGGTAGGGCAGAATACAATAGATTAAAGCAAGTTGCCAAAGGTTTTGAGGACTTAAAACTAACAAACATTGATGAAGAAGTTTTATCTAACGCTGTTGCACAAGGTTTGGATCAAGGTGTGGCTACTGCTATGCGTGGTGCTTTAGAAACATTACAAGAAACATCAAGATTAAGAGATAGAAGTGTTTTTACTAAAATTAGAGAGAATAAGCTTGATCCAGAAGAAGCAGTAGATTTTGTAATGGCACCAGGCACGACTCGTGGTGACATTAGAGCTGTTATGGAGTTTTTTAAAGACAGTCCTGCAGAGTTAAAAACTATTAGAGGCACTTATGTAGAAAATATGCTTGATAATGTTGGTGCAGTAACAAACGCTGATAGTATGAAACAATTGGCTAAAAACATTGCAAGAGCAGATAAGAGCAATAAGTTAGACATAGTATTTCCTAATGTTGGAGAAACTGCTGGTCAAGCACAGAACATTAGAGATTTTGGAAAAATATTAAACAGAATATCATCAAACATTCCAAAAGGTGATTTGGTTGCTCAAGGTATATTGGCAAACATATTCAACAATGTTGGAAGAATTGCAAAAATGTTTGTTCTTGGTCAACTATTTACTGGTAAAAAAGCTATGAAAGAAATAGTTGAGGCTGCTAAAAAATTAGATGATACTGCTAGTCCAACTGCTGAACAACAAAGAGTATTTTTAGACGCTGTGGCTAACGCCTTTAGACCTGGACAAGCAACAACACAAGTAATTCAAGAGGGTGTAAGGGACACATCAAATCAATTACAAGCTTTATCTGAGAGTAGTGGCATAAATCAAGCAGTTGGTAACATTGTAGGTCAAACGACTAATCAGATTAGAAATGTGCAACCAGTAAATCCAAACACTGCTGTTGGAAGTATAGATGTAACGAGTCCAGGTACTGGAGCGGCTTTAGGATTGACACCAACAGATCAAGCAATAGCAGCTAGACGTAAGCCTCAATCACCACTATCAGCTAATATGGAACAATTTGGAGAATTATTTAATAGATGAACATAGATGAGTTAAGAGAAGAAATAGCCACTGATGAGGGCAAGGTCATGTCCGTGTACCTTGACCACCTTAACCTACCAACGCTAGGAATCGGCCACCTTATAAATGAGTGGGATGAGGAGTATGGCAAACCAGTTGGTACAGAAGTATCAGAAGAGAGAGTTAACGAGTTGTTTGCAAAAGATATTGAAACAACAATATCAGAGTGCAAAGAGTTATTTGAAAACTTTGATAATCTACCAAATGAAGTACAAAAAATATGTGCAAACATGATGTTTAATATGGGCAGACCTAGATTAAGTGGCTTTAAAAAATTTCGTGCTGCAATAGCGAACAAAAACTGGCAAGAATGTGCCGTTCAGATGGAAGACAGCCGTTGGCACAAACAGGTAACAAATAGAGCGAATCGCCTAATTTCAAGAATGAGAGCGGTCGAGGGTACCTAATCCCAAAGTCTTGACGTTACTATTTAAATCTTGTTTTTCATATTCTTTATCAACTAATAATCCAATCTGTTGACGTATATTTCTACGCTCTTTATCGCATATAGCTTTAAGTTTGTTGTAAGTTGGAATGTCTATTCCTATTGACTTGAATTTTGATGTGTCTGTCATTATACTACCTCCATGACCTATACATACCCATTTATACCCAAAAAAAATAGAACAAGCAACAACAAGTATTTTGCAAAGAAAACAATTGCTATGGGATTAAAGTTTGATAGCAGATGGGAAGCAGAGCGTTGGGGTCAATTAAAAGCTATGGAAAGAGCTGGTGTAGTAACACAATTGGAACGTCAAATTAAATATGAGTTAAGTATTAATGACGTAAAAATTTGTGATTATATCGCAGATTTTAGATATCTACTTGAAGAAGAAGATGGGTTATCAAGATTAGTTATAGAAGATGCAAAAGGCATTCAAACACCAGAGTTTCGTCTGAAAAAGAAGATGATGAAAGCCATACACGATATAGATATTTATCTTTCTTTCAAAAAAAAATAATAAAGTTTATTGACAACTAGGTTATGTGTGCCTATGTTACAGGTATCTAGTGTCTATTTTGTATAAAGAGAAAGGAATAATTATGGATTTAGATTTTTTACATATGCCTTTGCAGGATTTGTTCAAGTATCGTGAGGACTTGAAGAACCAAATCCAAGCGTTAAAGGATAAACAAGCTCATCTTAATGATGATCTTGCAATTAGGTTTGGCAACACTGCAAGAAATAAACTTGCAGATGATGGCAAAGATTATGGCTCTGTAACATTACATGAGCATGGCTATAAAGTTAAAGTTAGCTTGAGGCAAAAAGTTACTTGGGATCAAGAGGGTCTTGCACAGTCTTTGATGGATATGAATCAAGATGATGCAAGGCACTATGCTAAGATTACTTATGGCATTGATGAGCGTAAGTATAACAATGCACCTCCTGCTATCAAAGCAAAACTACAAGAACACAGAACTGTAGAACTTACTGGTACATCTGTGGATATTACGGAGGATAATAATGACTCTTAAGATTATTACTGCTGATGAAAGATTATCAGAAAAGCGTGGTCATAAGGTTGTGGTTTGTGGTCAAAGTGGTGTGGGTAAGACAACTCTTGCTCGCACTCTTGACCCTGATACTACTTTGTTTATGGACTTAGAGGCTGGTGATGCGGCTATTGAGAGATGGCCTATTGACGTTATTAGACCAAAAACTTGGGAAGAGTGCAGAGATTTTGCATGTTTCTTAGGTGGTCCTAATCCAGCTTTAACACCAGAGCAACCATATTCAGTTGTGGAATATGAAAGAGTTTCACAAATGTATGGCGACTCAATTGAAATGATGAAGAAGTATGACTCAATCTTTGTAGATAGTATTACTGTGGCAGGTAGATTGTGCTTTCAATATTGTTTAGGACACCCTGATAATAAATCAGATAGGACTGGCAAGATTGATACAAGAGCTGTTTATGGTATGCAAGGTCGTGAGATGATGTCATGGCTAACACATCTACAACATATTAGGTCTAAGAATGTTGTCTTTGTTGGCATCTTAGATGAAAAGGTTGATGACTATGGTAGAACTTTGTATGAGTTACAAATTGAAGGTTCTAAGACTGGTCGTGAGTTACCTGGTATTGTAGATGAAGTTATTACTATGGCAGTAATGCCAAGTGAAGAACATGGGCCATATAGAGCCTTTGTATGTCAAACACTTAACCAATGGGGTTATCCAGCAAAAGATAGATCTGGTCAATTAGAAGTAATTGAAGAACCACATCTTGGTAAGCTATTGGCAAAAATCAGTGGTAGGTCAAGCGGAGAAAGGGATTTAAACTTCGTTGACCCTAATGCAATCAAATCTAGCGAAAAAGGAGATACTAAATGATTGATTTTAATGAAGTCCCAACTGGTGGTGGCGGCGGGGGAGATTTTGAATTAATCCCTGCTGGTACTGTAGCTCGTGTTATTTTAACTATGAAAAGGGGTTCTGAAGTTATCCCTGATTACTCAACACAACCTATGTTCAAGCAAGGTCAAACTGGTACTAAGTGGCTTGAGTGTGAGTTTACTGTTGTTGGTGGCAAGTATGACAAACGTAAGTTTTGGCAAAATATCATGGTTGATGGTGGCAAGATTAATCCTGAAAGTGGTATGCCTTGGTGTAAAGAAATTGGCATCAGAACTTTTAGAGATATTATTAATAGCACTTTTGGTCTTGATCCAAACGACACCTCACCAGAGGCAGCCATGAAAAGAAAGGTCAATGACTTAAACGTACTTGATGGTGCAGAGTTTTGTGTCAAGGTAGCCGTTGAAAAAGGTAATAATGGTTATGCAGATAAGAATAAGATGATGGTTGCTCTTGCTGTGAATAGCAATGAGTATATTGGTTCTGCACAAGCACCTCAAACTAACAACCAACAACCTCAACAACCCAATGGTAATAGCCCATTACCACCTTGGGCAAAGAAGTAGGTTTCTAGGTTTCTAGCGGCAGGACTACTTTCTCGTCTGCTAGAGTCGGTTTGGGTAGCACCGATGCCGCAAAGCTACCCATTTAACTAGGAAACAAACATGATTTTAAGACCATACCAAGAAGTAGCAGTAGAGGATGCCTCAACTGCACTAGACAAACATAAAAACACAATTGTAGTTGCACCAACTGGTGCAGGCAAAACAATTATGTTATCTGCCCTAGTTGGCAAGAGATACAAAGTAGGTAACAAGGTTCTTATTCTGCAACACAGAGATGAGTTAGTAAGACAGAATAGAACTAAGTTTTCTAAGGTTAATCCTAACATTACGACTAGCATTGTTGATGGGTCAGAAAAAGACTGGTCTGGCAATACGATATTTAGCATGGTGCAAACGCTATCAAGAGAGAACAATCTAAACAACATCAATCACTTTGACTTAGTTGTGGTTGATGAAAGTCATCATGCAGTAGCAGATACATATATGCGTATCATTGACAAAGTTAAACAAGCAAATGAATCAGTAGAGATTGTTGGCTTTACTGCAACACCTAATCGTGGAGACAGAAAAGGTCTTAAAAAAGTATTTACCAACTGCTCACATCAAATTGAGATTAACACATTAATTAGAGAAGGCTTCTTAGTACCACCTAAAACATACGTTGTTGATGTAGGTGTGCAGAAAGACTTACAAAATGTTCGCAAGACAGTAATTGATTTTGATATGTCAGAAGTTGAAAAAATTATGAACAAACGTGCCATTAATGAGAAGATTGTTCAAGAATGGCAAGACAAGTCTGGTGAAAGAAAGACAGTTGTTTTTTGCAGCACAATCACTCATGCACAAGACGTTTGCGATGAGTTTAGGAAGAAAGCCATAAGAGCAGAAATTGTAACTGGTGATACACCAAGCGAACAACGTAAAGAAATATTACATGATTTAGAACATGGTGATGTCCAGGTTGTGGTCAATGTTGCGGTATTAACAGAAGGCTTTGATGCACCACCAATTAGTTGCATTGTTCTTACAAGACCATGTTCATATAAGTCTACGATGGTGCAGATGATTGGTCGTGGTCTGCGAACAATCAGTCAAGAAGAATATCCTGGAGTAATCAAGAAAGATTGTATCGTTTTAGATTTTGGCACAAGCGTTCTTACACATGGATCACTTGATGAAGGTGTTGATCTTGATGGTGCTCAAGCAAACGTAAATGGAGCAACACCACTTAAAAACTGCCCAGAGTGTCAATCTGAAATCCCATTATCATCAAGAGAATGTCCTATCTGTGGACATGAGTTTGGTACTCAAGACAAAGAAGTTCTTGATAACTTTACTATGACAGAAGTTGATCTTATTGATAGATCACCATTTAGATGGCTTGACTTGTTTGAAAACAATAGATGTATGATGGCAAGTGGTTTTAATGGATTTAGTCTTGTCGCACATTTAGATGACCTATCTGTGGCTCTTGTAAAGCGTAATAAAGGGCGTTTAAGGGTTGTTAGCGTTGGAACTAAGGAACAAGCAGTTGCGTCTGCTGATGACTTTCTAAGAGGCATAGAAGATGGTGATGGTTCAAAGAAAGGTAAGAGATGGTTAAATCAAGGTGTGAGTGTAAAGCAGAAAGACGCATTAGCACAATTAGGTCAGTTTGTTAGACCTATGGATTTTAGTTGGAACAAATACAAAGCAGCATGTTGGTTAAATTATTTGTGGAATAAAAAAGAAATTGATGCAAAGATTTTAAGCTATTACGAAGGAGATGATAATGCAACGTAGTGAAGCATTGAAAAAAGTAGACTTAATTATTAATGGACCAAGAGCTAAATCTCATGGAGATGCTACAGAAACACATACTTATATAGCTCAAATATGGAATATATTATTAAGAAAAAAGTTAAAAGAACCACTTGATATACATGATGTATATAGAGCTATGATTGGCATTAAACAAATTAGAAACAGTCAGAATCCAAAAGTCGATGACAACATGATTGATATTATTGGATATGCGGCATTAGCAATAGAGGCAAAAGATGGCAAGAATGGTAATTGAATACACTATCCAAGAGGAAAATAAAGTTGGTATTGAAAACTTTAAAGATGGCAAGATGTTTGTTCAGTTTAGTTTTGATGATCACCCAGACGTTACTGCACATAAGATGCAAGATGCGTTGATTAATGTGATGGATAAAAATAAAGATTACGTTTTAAGTATAGTCTTCATTGCTAAATTTGAAGGCGTAACAATGGCAGAGGGTGCTCTGTATAAAGAAGGAGAAGGTAGATGGATAAACCCACAATCGGAGACGATTCACTAAAAAATTTAACTCAATTATTTACAAGATTTGGTTGGGATAAAAAGTTAAGCGAACTAACTGAAGATGAGATAGTCGCAACAATATTGATTATGCAATTTTCAAAAAGGATAGATTCAGATGAACAATATACAAAAGACAGACTCGACAAATTACTTCTTGAGTATGTCTATGAAAAGCAAGACGACACAATCAATGAAGACGAAATACCTTTTTGAAGAAGTTATTGACGAAACTATTGTAAACAAAAACAGAAAAGAGCCTAGACGTAAGTATTTAGGTGCATCAATGTTGGGAGATAAGTGTGCAAGAAAGATACAGTATATTTATACTGGCTGCGAACCTGATGAAGAAAAAAAGTTTAATGCTAGAACTTTAAGGGTCTTTCAGTTTGGACATGAGATAGAAACAAGTATGGCTGGTTGGATTAGAAATGCAGGATTTGACATAAGAACTATGGATAGTAATGGCGAACAATTTGGATTTTCCATAGCAGATGATGAGATCAAAGGACACATAGATGGTGTAATTTGTTCTGGCCCTTTGAATGTAAGTTATCCAATGTTATGGGAATGTAAGTCTGCTAATGAGAAAAAGTTTAGAGATTTTAAGATGAAAGGTATAAAAGCTAATCATACTTATGAGGTTCAAGTTGCGTTATATCAAGCATATATGGATTTAACAGACAACCCTTGTTTGTTCACAGTTATTAACAAAAACACTAGCGAGATATTCTATGAGCTTGTTCCTTTTAATCAAGAATTAGCACAGTACGCTAGTGATAGAGCAGTTGATATATTAAGAGCATCAAAGCAAAATGAAATGCTACCTAGAATAGCACAGAATAGAGATGTATTTGATTGTAAATGGTGTCAGTTTGCAGACACATGTTGGGAAGATGGTTGATGGTGACACAGAAGGTAGCAAAGTGCCACCATCAAGGGGGATGGTAATGAACATTATAAAGTTTGGCAATAGTAAAAGAACTATGGATGCAAAGGAATTAGTTGAACTAATTAGTGAGAGAGTTCCTGCAAATGTTCAGATTAATTTATTAAAAGACACTTATCCACAAGGGGTTGTTAGAGGAGATCAATTCACTATTGGTTCACTTGGTGGTGAGGCAGGCAAGTCTTTGAAAATAGATATTAATCCCAAATCCCCATACTTTATGAAAGGTCAAGACTTTAATGGTTCTGATGGTGTTGGAGGTATTGTTAAGATATTGATGGAGGGCAGAAATATGAAGTTGCCTGAAGTTAAAGAGTTCTTTGATGATTATTTGAGTGATGACGCACCAAGACCAGTTGAAAAGATTAGTTCTATTGTTGATCCAAACATACAACAAATAAATTTAAACACACCATACGATAGCGAACATAAATATCTTAATGCACAAGGTGAGTTATTATGTCTCGTTCGTAGGTATAACACTAAAGATAATGATGGTAATCCAGTTCTTGATGGACATGGTAAGCCGAAGAAAGAATTTAGACAATTTACTGGTGGCAGTAATTATCCAAAGATGCCAGACGTTAGACCTTTGTACAACATACCGAACATTGTGGCATCAGAAAAGATAATATGGGTAGAGGGAGAGAAATGTGCAGATGCACTTAATGGGCTTGGTTATACTGCTACATGCACTATGGGTGGTGCGGGTATGCTTTCAAAGAAATCTGCAAATCTATTTGACTTTTCTCCGTTGCATGAGAAAGAACTGATAATATGGCCAGACAATGATAATGCAGGTCGTAAATTAGCAGAACTTGTCCAAGAACTTGCATTAAACGCTGGTGTTAAATCAGTTACTACACTTACACCACCAAGAGGTAAGCCAGAAAGATGGGATGTTGTTGATGCAGTTGCAGAGCAATTTAATATAAATGAGTTTTTAAACACCAATGTTAAGCAAGTAAAAAAGAACATTAATCTTCTTGACGATAGTTTGTTAATAAACAGATTTGTTGGCGATGCACCAGTACAGAAGTTTCTAATAGCGAACACATTGCCATTAGCTGTGCCAATTATATTCTCTGCTGCAGGTGATAGTGGTAAAGGTATGATGACTCTTGATCTAGCCATGAAAGTATCAAGTGGTCAACCAATGTCAGAATCATTTGGTGGCACAATAAGTGAGTTTGGTAATTCAATTATATTTACTGCTGAAGATGATGAGGCAGAGATGCACAGAAGAATAGAAAGACTTGATATAGACAACCAAAGATCAAGCTACGAGCATGAACTGCGAATCGTGAGTTTGCCTAATGTTGGTGGTGTATTTCCCATACTACAAGAAACACATGATGGCTACAGAACAAGTGATGAATTTGATAAACTTTACGAACAAATACTGCAAATGAAAGATTTAAAACTTATAGTTTTTGATCCATTAGCATCTTTTGTTCACGCAGATGTTAATGCAGATCCAGCGGCGGGTGCAGCACTAACTGGATTACTTGCACAGATAGCTACAGAAACTGGTGCGTCAGTTATTATGTGTCATCACATGACAAAGATTAAAGAAGACACAGTTGTTAGTACGCCTGAACAAGCAAGAAATATGATTAGAGGTACGTCAGCATTGGTTGATGGTGTTCGTTGTGCCTTTGCATTATGGCAAGTAGATGAGGCAACTGGCAGAAGACGTTGCCAAGATTTAGGCATAGATTATCAAAGAAATAAATGCTTTGATGGTGCAGTAGTAAAATCTAATGGTCCAGCAAACAGAAACATTAGGCATTTCATTAGAGATGAGTTTAGTGGATTGTTGTTAGATAGAAGTGATGATATTTCAAGATTACATACTGGCTCTAATAAAGAGATAAAAAAGAGTGCATTGTTTAATTGGATTGCAGATTGTGAAAGAGAGGGTAGGGCTATGACACAACAGTCTGGTGCAGACGCTATCTTACAACGTATGTCTGCTGATACAGATGCACCAAACGTGCTTAATAATTGCACACAACGTATGATTGATGGTCTTGTTAGAGAATTGATACAAGAGGGTAGAATCGCCAAGTATTCATTTAGCACAAGTGGTGGTCGTAAGTGGCTTGGCACAATAGATGGCGATATGAGTAGAGGTGAATACGAGGCCACTACTGCGAGGGATAATGTATAAACTTCCAGACAATAATTGTGTAATTAGCTTTAGTGGTGGCAGAACTAGTGGCTTTATGTTGAAACAAATCATTGATAACAACAATGGTCTACCAGATAACGCAGTGGTTTGTTTTGCGAACACTGGCAGAGAGATGCCACAAACACTTGAGTTTATTAATGATTGTTCGCTCAACTGGGGAATGAAAATTGTCTGGTTAGAATATGATTTGAATGATGAGAACAAGCATATATTTAAAGTTGTAGACTATGAAACTGCCAGTAAGAGAGGCGAACCATTTGATAAATTAATAAATAAGCATCAGATGTTACCTAATCCATTAGCAAGATTCTGTACTGGTAGTTTGAAAAGAGACACTATAAGTAAATATTTAAGAAGTCTTGGTTGGAAGAGATGGCACAACATCATGGGCATAAGGTCGGATGAGAAGCATAGATGCAAAGATGGTTTTCAAAATGGCTTCTATCCACACTATCCAATGGTTGAAGCTAATCACAGTTTGCGTGATGTAGATCACTTTTGGAGCGAACAATCTTTTAAACTTAACTTACCAGTTGTTAAAGGTAAAACCATCAAAGGTAATTGTGATTTGTGTTTTCTTAAATCTGAATCACAACTTGCATCTATGGTCAGAGATCACCCAGACTTAGCTCAATGGTGGATCGATGCCGAACAAAGACTTAACAAAAGGTTTGAACGTAAGAGAAGCATGAAAGAGTTTGCTAAATTTGTTAATGCTCAACAAGATTGGATATTTAATAATGAGGCTTATCTTTGCCAACAAGATGGTGGGGAGTGTACAGGTTGAAGATAGTAGATTTATTTAGTGGTATAGGTGGATTTAGTTATGCCGCCGAACAAATAGTAGGTGGCTTTGAGACAATAGCTTTTGTTGAACAAGATGAATATTGTCAAAAAGTCTTGCGTAAACATTGGCACGATGTACCAATATATAGTGATATAAGGAGTTTTAATGCAAAAGAATACAAAGACGCAGACATCGTTGTTGGAGGATTCCCATGTCAACCCTGGTCGGTTGCAGGATCTCAAAGAGGCAGCGAAGATGACAGAGATCTCTGGCACGAAATGGTTAGGGTTATTGAAGACATACGGCCTAGATGGATCATTGGCGAAAATGTGTCAGGCTTTGTTACAATGCCAATGGGTCTCAGAAGAAGTCTCGTTGACTTGGAAAGTATTGGGTACAAAGCCATACCATATCTTATTCCAGCTGCAGCCGTCGATGCCAAACATAGACGAATGCGATGCTGGATTGTGGGCTACTCCGAACACGATGGATCATCTACCACCACGTTCAGAGGAGGGAACAACCAAGTTAATGGAAGGTCAACGCAAGGGCAGAACCAAACCAGCGAACTTGAGGGAGCAAGTAGACGAACAGACAATGAGTTTGTACAAACAGACATCTTCGACCTTATGGCCAACACCGACAACACAAGAGATAGAACACCCACAAGCGGATTTGACACCGAACAACAGACGTTTGAGCAAGGACGGGCAGACATCTCACAGTTTGAACCTAGCGGACAGCGTGAAGATGTATCCAACACCGAGAGCAAGGGATTGGAAAGACGGATACACAGTACCGCCGTCAGTTCAAAAGGGAACGAGAGCACACACTTTGGGAACATTTGTAGCAGAGAAAGAATCAATGTGGCCGACACCGACAACAAAGGGGTACGGACATGCATCAATGGGTCAGACGATGATCTTCCGAAAGAAGGTGGAGAGGGGAGAGTTGACCGAACAACAAGCACAACAGATGCTAGGTTGCACACTAAGACCACCAAGAATGGAGAAATGGGATTATCCCAAAAAGGAGATGTTCCCTACGCCATCGGCAAACGAAGATGCAGCGGGTCGACCAGGGGGGAAGATGCAAAAGATGTTAGGCAACCATCCTTCCGTGAGAGACCAGTCCTCTGGAACGCTGAACCCAACGTGGGTAGAGTGGCTAATGGGGTATCCAACAGGGTACACCGACTTAGATGTTTAGGGAATAGTATCGTTCCACAAGTGGTAGCTAGAATATTTTATGCGATAAAGGAGGCGGATAAAACTGATGAAAAAATACGATAGATGTTGTGAATGTTATAAGTTGCTGCCAATAATAAAAACCAAAAGAAAGTATGGCACTCTTTGTAAAAGTTGTGTCAAAGCAAAATTACTTACCATGCATAACAACAAATCAGATTTTAAACCTATGCCTGATGTCCATACCGAAGAAAGATTTGAAGATGATCCTAGAGCACTTGAAGAAATAGAGTATGGTAAAGTATACAAAACCAGCACCCATGTATTTAGTAGAAGTATTTTAGATGATATAGGTTGACATGAGTGCCTATTTTGATTATATATAATGTATAAAGATGGTGATCATCGATCACTCCTTTTGTTTTAAAATGTTTGTTTAAAAAAGACCTAGCTAAAAACTGGGTCTTTTTTTTGCCTTGACATTGGCATTGACTTCCTATTATAACTATCCTATACTAGCAATTATGAGGAATTATTATGTCAAAGTTTGAAAAATTTGTAAAAGATGAGTTTGTTAATAAACCATTAATGGCAAGTGAAATCATTGGTGCTATGTCGCAACCAAAGAGAACCATCATGGGTTATCATCAACATTCTTATGCCGAGGCGGCAATCAGAAAATTACAAGTTAAACTGGTTAATGCACAGAAGTTTGTTATCAGTAATGATCTCATTGATCATGCCATCGAGGCATCATTATCAAGACCATTTGTTTTGAATGAAATGATTAAGGGTGCTATCCCACCATTTAAAAATATGTTTATTGAGTGGGATGAACATTATCGTGTCTATGCAATGACTAAATTGTATCATAAGCATTTACCTCAATATAAAGATAGGATTGAACCGCCTAAAGATTACATGGATCGCCTTGGCTATCATATCCATCAAAGAGATACTGATCCCAATGGTAGTTTAACTTTTGGCGATAAAATCACTACTTATGAAATGTGGTGTTTGTTGCCTAAACAAGATGGAGAAAAAGAAGGTAAATGGATTATGTCTCCCATGTCAAATACTATCATCAATGATGAGTATTGTAGCCATGATCGTATGTACCAACATTTTTTAAACACCATTGTAAAAGAAAATACTTTTGGTGATGAATACATTAAACCTAGATTGGATAAAAATTTTTGGATTAAAGAGCAAGTAAATGAAGCAGTTAAATTAGTTGGGCATCCTTACGTTTTAAAATATTTTGGTGAGTATGATGATAATAGAGATTATTGGAAAGCCACTTCAGTTGATGGCAATGTAGAAGATTATAAAGTAATGAACGAAGTTTATTCACGATTAAATACCACTCATTCAAGCAGTATGGATTGGATTGCTGGCAAAGATGAAGTTAAAAATGGTTATGTTCAACAAACAATGTCAGATATTGCAAGGACACATTTAGCTTTATTGCAAGGTGGAGATATGAGATTTATTGTTAGTGTCCTATCATTGCTTAATTATGATCTTATTGTTCAACAAAAACAACAACCTGCAAAGAATAAAATTACACACGTTAGATATGGAAAACGTGTACCACTTAATGAATATAATCTTATCAATATTGATTTGCCAAAGCCTAAAGGCAGAGTTGTATATGAAAAGATTTTTACTGGTCATGGAACGCCAAAGAGATGGCACATGAGAAGAGGTCATTGGAGACGATATCGTGATGCAAAAGGTAATATCACGAAAAGAGTTTGGATTGACCAATGTGAGGCTGGCAGTAAAGAGCTAGGCTCTAAAATTAACGACTATAACTTACAAAAAGCAAAAGGAGAGTAGTATGACTGCTTATCAAAACAATCTTTTAATTGAAGTAGAGGAATATTTCGGTACTCTATTAAATGACGATGGACTAACAAACAAACAAGCGTTAGCCCTAGTTAAAAAAAATTATGGCGAACACGGACATGAACATGTTTGTGATTTAATTAAGGCAGAAGAAAAATTAGATAACGGAGATTATTATTATGAATACTAAATATTTGAAGTTACATATTCATAAAACAACTATCCACAAAAAGCCGAGCATCTTTGTTCGCTACTATAGAAAGATTGTTGAATGGTTAAAATGTTTCTAATGATTTGCGTTGTTTGGATTGAAGGCTCAAGATACGAAGGTGGTCAGACCAATTGTATGATGCACATCAGCAAGGTTGAATATAGCAGTCTTGATGAGTGCAGAGCAGATTTAAACAATAGCAAAAGACTGGTCATTGATCGCTTGAGAGATGAGTTTGGCGATGGACCTGAAGATTATAACGTACAAGCTAGTTGTATGAAAGCTGTTTGATGTTGGTAGTCATAGAATCGCCCTATAAGGGCAAAGTTAAACAAAATGTAGCTTATGCACAAAAGTGCATGAGCGATTCTCTTTTGCGAGGTGAATGTCCATTTGCCTCGCATTTACTTTATACACAAGTGTTAGATGATACAGTTCCTGAATTAAGAAGTATGGGAATGTCAAGAGCATTTGAATGGTATCGCCACGCAGATCTCATGGCAGTTTACATAGATAAAGGAATATCAAATGGCATGAAAATGGGCATGGAAGTAGCGGAAAAGCTCGGAATAGAAATAGTTTATAGGACATTAGATGGAAATAATAATAGAAGGTAGCACAGTTTACAATGGCGACTGCTTAGAAGTCATGGAGAAAATAGATAAGTGTTCGGTTGATAGCGTGGTAACTGATCCGCCGTATCACCTAACATCTATTGTTCAGAGGTTCGGTAAAGAAGATTCAGCACCAGCTCAGTTCGGTACAGATGGAGCATTTGCCAGAGCGTCAAAAGGTTTTATGGGTAAAGAGTGGGATGGTGGCGACATAGCTTTCCAAGCGAACACATGGCGTAAATGTTATGAGTTGTTGAAGCCTGGAGGTCATTTGATAGCGTTTAGTGGATCACGAACATACCATAGAATGGCAGTTGCCATAGAAGACGCTGGATTTGAAATTAGAGATCAATGTATTTGGTTGTATGGTAGTGGGTTTCCTAAAAGCCACAATATAGGCAAAGAAGTTGATAAGAAAATGGGTAATCAGCGTGAAGTTGTTGAAACGAACAATAGAATAGCTACTAGCTTGGGTAATGGTCTTAACATGGATGGTGGTATAGCTAATAAAGATTACAAATATACGCAAGGCAATTCAGAATGGGAAGGTTGGGGTACTGCGTTGAAACCTGCACATGAACCTATGGTGTTAGCAAGAAAGCCTTTGTCGGAGAAGTCGGTGGCAGACAACGTAATGAAGCATGGAACTGGTGCGATAAATATTGATGAGTGTCGGATACAAGGCGAGGTCAAGCACCCAAACACAATGCCAGACTTCCGTGATCAAGGCGAACAAAGTAAGGCTGCAATCGGTGTTGATAAGCTATCATTTGGTCAAACATCTAACGCAAAGCGTAAAAAAGTTGTTCGTAAGGCTCGGACAGCAGATGGCGTGTGGACTGATGATAATAGTGGCATGAAGTCGGAGGGTTCGGAGTTTGCAGATGCAGATCCAAGAGGGCGTTGGCCGAGCAATATTATGCACGATGGCAGCGAACAAGTGCAGCAAATCTTTCCAACAACGAGCAGCACGGAGGTCAGCAGACAGCGAACACACAAGGGGATTTGGACTGCTGGTGAGCTTGCTGATACCGAACAATTCATGCCAGCTTATGGGGATCATGGCAACGCTTCTCGGTATTTCTACTGTGCAAAGACATCAAAAGATGAGCGTAAGTCAGGACTGGGAGGTGAAATTAAAGCGAACACTCACCCAACAGTTAAACCAGTTGAGCTGATGCGATACCTTGTTCGCTTGGTTACGCCCAAAGGAGGACTGGTGCTCGATCCGTTTATGGGTAGTGGATCAACTGGCATGGGTGCAAGAGAAGAAGATTTTAGATTCATTGGCATAGAAAAAGAAGAAGAATACTACGAAATCGCCAAGGCAAGGATAAAAAACGTAAAACCCCAGTTAAAATTGTTTGACATATAGGTAATGAGTGCTTATATATATGGTATAACATTTTAACAAAAGGAGAATCTGTTATGAAAATTGGAGATAGGATCAAAGTAATTGATCAGGAAATTTATGGTATGTGTGTTCACATTCATAGAAATGAAGTTGTAATCGAAGACGAAGATGCAGAAACAGAAGACAATCAACTCTGTTTTAAAAAATCAGAAGTGGAGTTAGCGATTACAGATGAAATGTTAAATGCGTTTCTTGGTGATTCATCTAACAAACAAGCTAGGATTAATCTTAGACATGAATGTAAGCAAGATAAAGATGCTTACAATGATGTAGTAGAGTATTGGGAGATGATTAACGATGTGAGAGATCATGTAAAGGGGATTGCATAATGGAAAACTTAGTAAAAGTTAAAGTCTTTACTAAAAAAGATTTAGAGAAAGTCAGTAAGTTAATTGACGATTTGTATTTTGATTACGATAGAATGAGTACAAGTGGTCAAGAAACTCTTGATAAAATCTCAAGTACCTTAGAGGAGTTATCATAATGTTGTATGGTGCGTATGGTGCAAATCTAAATATGTCCAATATGGAAGTGCGTTGTCCTAAAGCAAAGCCTATGATTAGTTTTATGCTTAAGGACTATAAACTTGTATTTAATGGTGTTGCAGACATCATTAAGTGCAAGGGTGCAGAAGTGCCTATTGGCTTATGGAAGATTACAGACAAGTGTGAGAAAGCCTTAGATAGATTCGAGGGCTTCCCATATCTGTATAAAAAAATGTATGTCAATCTTGATATTCCTGGAGCAAAGGGTAAGTGTATGTTCTATGTTATGCGTAGAAAAGGGTTTGGTGTTCCACCAGCTCATTATTACAATTGTCTTGCACAAGGCTATGAAGATTTTGGCATGGATAAAGACTATTTGTGTTGGGCAGTCCGTGAGGCAGAAGAGTCACAAGGTCTTAAACTCAATCTAGCAAAAAAAGTGTCTAATAATGATGATTTAGAACTTGGTGTAGATTGGGAATACGATTGGGATGGTAGTCATATCCCATTAACAGACAAAGCAAAAGGGAGAATCAATAATGGCTAAATTAAAAGTAGGTCAAAGATTGGCTGAAAATGTTGTTGCCTTGCCACAAAATGTTGGCTTGGCATCAGATAACCAGTTTATGCTTGACGGATACACTAAAGTACGATTCCCACCTAATGCCTATGGCAAAAGTAAAGGTGTTGGCTCAGAGCGAATGTGGGTCAAGATCGTTGATGGCGATAGCCTAAATGGTGTTGGTGTGCTTGAAAACGAACCTATGTATAGCGATTTCAAGTTATATCAAAAGGTAAAATTTGAGGAAGATGAAGATGGTTTCCCAAAATTCCAAGAACTTGCCTAGAGTTCGCTGCACAAAGTGCAACGAGCAGATCCTGCGTAACCGAGAACTGGTTGTTAATAAACGAACAATCTGTCTTGGTTGTGCAGTTGAAATGGGTTTAACTCAAAAAATTAAACTAGATATTAATCATAAAGAGAACTGTTACAAACGTGCAGGATTAGGCGATGATGATTGTCATTATTGTTGGGTTCAAACGTGGGGAGCAATGCGTGATTTAGGCTACGAGTGTACCGATAATGGCTCGTGGTATAAACGAACAGATTTCCATAATGTACTGGTCATTTATGAGTAATTTACTTACCACTTACCAACTTACTTGGTAAGTAAAAATAGAGGGAAGTTATAAGTCATTGATAATATTAGATAAATTAAATCAACTTACCGAACTTACTTTTTACCATTGCAAGTTAATTTTAGCTTGTAAGTCATTGATTTCATTGGTACTTACCAACTTACCGAACTTCCCCCCCTATAGGGGGTATAGGGGGGTGGTAAGTAACCCACCCCATACCCTATATT